GACTTCATTAACCTCTTCTTTGGCGGACCCTTCGGTCACCTCGTCGGTCACTTCTTCGTCAACAACTTTGTTAACCTCTTCCAATTCTTCTTTATATAAGTCTGTAACAAACTCTTCTGCCAATGGTTTTAGATTTGCCAATCGCATGAACTGGCGGACGGAACCTTCTTCAAGTAAAGCTTTCTTTGACATAATTCACTCTCTCCCTCTTTTTTTTATTGCCGCTATGGTTTGCGACAAAGAAATTAAATCACTTATAAGTAGTATTTAAAAACGCAAAAAACCCCTCTCACTGAGTTATACCGCGTATTCTTTTAGAAAGTTTTATCAAGGATGTATCTTGGATCTGTTTCACCCTGACATAACTTATTTTCAATCTTTCTGCAACTTCGTGCAGTGTCATATCTCCGTTCTTTTCTATCGAAATTAGTACACAGTTCTGTTCTTCTCCATGTTCTATCCACATCCTGCAATCAGTCTTCGTGCATTCCTTGTTTTTGGCCATACACTCTTTCGCACACTTTCTCATAAATCCATTTCCTCTTCAAACATATCAAAGATGTCTTCTATTTCGCTATCTGGCAATCTAAATCTCCTACCAGTGGCATCAGAAAGGGTTCTCTCTTTATCGAGGATATTTTGTTTCCCCTTTACATGGAGATCCTTTCTCTTCTTAAATTCCACTATGTATTCGATAAACGCGGGATCGTCCTCCAAGAAGGATGCAACAACTCCTCTGAAAAATTGCCTTTTAGTGATGCCCTCGTGCTTCAACTTTATAAGCAGTTTGGCATAGGTCGTATCTTCATCTTCGAAACCTATTATCATTTGATGTCGCTGCTTGGGGCACCGAGGATATCGTCTACCAGTCCATATTTCAAGCATGTTTTCGCGTCAAACCACAAATCGTGCTTAAGAATATCTGACAACTGCTTCTTCGGAATCTTGGCATGCCTCTCGTATATGAGTTTTATTCTCCCCATGAGTGTGTCACTGTTTTTCATATCGTCCTTCAGTTCCTCATACTTTCCCCACATACCAGATGAAAGTTGGTGGATAAGCATATAGGAATTCTCTCTGATATATCTCTCTGTGGCGACCACGCTCATCATGGTAGCAGCAGATGCTGCACACCCCTCAACGATAGAGTGGACCGGCGCAGGTACCGAGATAATAGTATCGACCGTAGACAGACCAGCAAAGACACTTCCACCGTAAGAGTTGATATGAAGTTTAACGGGCGGAGGCGAGATTCCATAGCTCTGAGAAGTGGTTACCATCGAATTGGCAATCTCCTGAATATTCTTATTTAAGGAAAGACACTCAGTTCTTGTTACCTCCGAATAGAAGTAGATCCTATTCGATGAAGTTGTGACTTGGTTCTCGGTACCCTCATCAGTGCCCGAGGGCGTAGATGGCGCGGCGGCATGGGTAATATCTTTCCCCCAGTGGGCGAGGGCGCCGGCATTATATTTCAACATAAAATTACTCACTTTTCCTCCATGGTGCTCTCAACGACTGAGATTGCAGTATCCCAACAGTTTGGACAATAAAGTCTTACAAGGCCTTCGTCGTTTCGAACGACGACTCTCCAGGACTTTACCATCTCTTTATCTTTCTTATCGAAGTCTNCCAAACAAGCACTACACTCGTCAGGGAGACGATCAAACATATTCATTTTTTTCTGTAAATCTTTTTTTGCTCTTTTAGCGCTGGAAGAAATAGTCTTTTTTATTTTCTTCGGCATAATTCAAATCCATCAATCTAAGGGTTTCGTTAACGTGCTTAATGAAAGTAGTGTGTTCTTTTTCCCACCCCTTGTACTTCGGTCCTTCGTGGTCCGGATCTCCGTGCTGACCTGGGTTTGCTGCTCGGATGCTGGCATGGACCAACTCGTGCNCGAAAGAAGTATCATAAATTTTTGTTGTAAATGCTCTTCTCACAATTATATAATCTTTCGACCTGGTGAGTCCGGAGGCCACGCCACTTTCAATAAAAGTCCCATCAACCGAGTACCCTCTCTCAAATGGCATCAAGTCTTCTCTCCACTCAATCATGATGTTGTTCAGGTTCTCGTAAGCGGCATCTGCGCGGTCGCCAAATGTCTCGTACCAAGATACATAGAAAACCTGAAGGGCCACGGATACTTCTCCTGGGTCTGGGAAATTGCATTGTTCCTGTTTCTGATAGGCATATTTCCACCCAGGTATTCTCGTCAGTTCGTTCTTAGAGACGCAATCATGCTGGTCTTCCTGAGATGCTGGAAGGCGAACGGTGAGGCATCCGAAGGCAACAGAGATGCCAAGCACGATACAAACCACAGGAACGAATAACCTCCAAAACATCAAAAATAACTAGTGGTGCTATCTCTCTATTGACGAAATCAGAGGGTTTTCGCCCATTGAGTTCCACCCAAAGATGATTACTGCGGACGGAAACGGTGCTCCGGCCTTTGCAGCACCAAATTTTAATCTGCCCTTCACAAAGAAGATCTGCGATGCTCTCATACAATATTCGTGCCAATATGATGTATCGGTTCGAGCAGGGATGAGCATCACAACAGTGGTCTTATCCTTGCGGGATTCCTCATACCCTTTCTTTATCCACTTCTTTATATCCCTGCCATAAGGAGGGTTAACGAAGACCGTTTTGCANGGGCCCCAGTTCTTAGAAAGTCCATCATCTTCCTCCGTGTAGAAGGTTTTACATTTGGTTGTCTCGGCTGTGGCACATGGATCCAAATCAAAGTTGAAGTCTCTATCCAACTTGTCAAAGAAATCCTGGGGTGTTTCCCAACTCATCTCTTTACTGCTAAACATTAATTTCTTTGTGTGGTTGTTCATTCTTGTTTTTCCTTGTTTGCCCTATGGCCCACAAACACTGCCCAAGAAAAGGCAGCGATGGCGAACCACGGCAGAAGAGTCTCGATTGTCGCGAGCAGAGATTCCATTACCCAATCACTCGCCAGCATCATCAAACTCGGCACACATCTCTTCGCAACCCATCGGGGTAGTGAGGAGAGTCGCAACAACAAATCCAGTTATCGAAAGCATAGTGATGAAAAAGACCATGGTAAAATATCTTCTGTAATTCACGGACTCCACTCCCCTTCGAAGTCAAAGCACATATCAGCATAACGCGGAAGCGATGCCTTCAGATCCTTGGGCGACTTCTTGTCGGTACTTCCCAGTGCGCCGTCTTTACGATCACTCATAGCAATGGGGTAGTATCCGTAGAGATCATCCTCATTCTTCTCGAATGCCTTGAAATGAACCACAGGGAACAAAATAACCTGGGCAATCTTATCGCCGGGATTGATAGTCTGATTTTCGGACCCTACATTGTGGAGGTTTACAAACACTTCGCCATCGTAACCTGGATCGATTACGCATGCCCCAACAAGTAAACTCTTCTTTGATGCATTGCCTGAACGATTCTTTACCTCCAGGCAGTATCCGTGTGGTACGCCAAACTTATAGCCCGTCTGGAAGAGGCGACTCTGGCGTGGGGCAATGAGGATCGGTTCATTATCGGCAGGGTTGAAATACATGTCCAATCCTGCGTCGCTTGGGTTTGACCGCGTGGGCGGAACAACATTCTTTCTAACTCTTGTAAATTCTAGAATCATATTATCCTCTCGATGAGTAAAATGGAATCTGCTTGGGAACGATGCTTACTCTATCCCCCTTAATGTCCACCTTAAATTCAGTTTCGCTATATGACCTCAAATCGCCGTCACAATCAATGACTGTGAAATCATCTTCTCTTCCGTTAGGATCTCTTACTAGTTCCATTTTAATCATCCTCTCTCTCCTATTGATCAATATGAATTAACATATCTGGAAATGCAACATTTTGCGTATCGACGCAACCGGCATCGCCTGCGTCACTAGTACCACCGTCTAGGTCGGCACATCTCATTCTACCATCTTCAATACATCCTGTCAAGGATAAAAGAACTGCAACTATAACTTTTTTCATAACTTACTCTCCTCATTTGTTTGTTTGTTGATTCCCTCAAAAATATGTGATATAACATCGACTGTCCATCCGTTGCCGGTCATCTTGTATCTCATGCCGCTGGTTATTCCCTCTACCTCTGTGTAGTTGTCTGGGATGGTCTGCAATCTCTCTGCTTCTAGGGGGTTTACTTTTCTTATATCTTTCCCGTCAAAAACATGGGGGTGAGATGACACAGTTATAATTTCAGACTTATGTCTTCCTTCGCCTATGCGGCCTATTCTCTGAATCTTAAGTTTGTCAGGGCGCATAACCAGAATTCGACCCTGCGTGTCTCTGCGCCAGCAGAAGCTTTTCTTGGGATCGGGCGAGTGGCGATATTTAGATGATTCCAAGAGAGGGATCAACTTTTGCAACACCCTCTGATCGGACATTACCTCTTCGCCATAATAGGGTTCCATAATGTCTCTAAGGAGTACGCCCCCTCTGTCTGTGTCGATCCCTTCTTTATCGAAGGGGATATTTGTCCAGTACAGTCTCTGCCTGCTTTGGGCTGAGAAGTTTTTACTGTCTATCTTCTGAGGTTCTACACCAAGTTGATCGGAGATTATATCCTGGAACTCTTTCTTCATCTTGACATTCTCAAAGAGGAAATACTTTGGTTCTGTTTCCTTCAGGAGTCTTACGAACTCAAAGAACAATTTACTTCGCGGATCATCCAAGTTAAGTCGCGGGGGGAGCNGCGGGAGTTTCTCCGCCTCAGAGTCCTCCGAGTTCTTCTTCGAGTTTGTCTGTGCTTTGTTGGCAGAGAAACTGAAACCTTGACATGGACTTCCGCCCATGAGCAAATCAATCTGGGGAAGTTCCGAACCCTTGACTTCGAGAACATCGCCGATGTGAATCGTATCGGGGAAATTATGCCGCGTTACCTTTTCTGCGTTCTTATCAATTTCACTAGCAAAGTATTTATCTACCCTTATCCCTGCTCTGTTTAAAGCAATTTGACCGCAACTTATGCCATCAAACAAACTAAGTACATTCATCTAACCTTCTCCTTTATGGTGAGATATATTCTAACACAATAAAAATCTATGTCAAGTATAAAGTGGATTATTTTTCGCTAAAAGAAGTATTGGTTGCATGAAATGAATCGATAATGTCCCTAAACTCATCCATCCCTGACCGATTAGACTTCTTCTTCGTCAACTTCTTAACCAACTCGGAACTGCTCTGCACTTTGCGGCCGCCGATGGCAAACACCATTTCGATGCCGACTTCATCACACACTTCTCGCTCGCGTTGACATATCGACTCCTCATCGATGGTGCCGCCGTTGGCAAAATAATCTGGTTCTACTTTTCGCAGAGTGTTCGCAACGGTGCCATCGGCATCATCAGCAACAACAACACGGGCGACTTTCTTGATGCTCTTGAGGAGTTCAATTCGCTCCTCAAGAGTCATGAAATAGTATCCCTTTTTATCCAAGAGCCACTGGTCAGTATTCAGGATGACCACGACTCGACCATACTTGGCGGCGGCACGGATAAGTTGGAGGTGTCCGATGTGAATCGGATCAAACCCCCCACTAATAGCAACCAGTTTATTTTTTCTCTTCTTCTTNCCGGTCATTTGGATCACCCAAGGAGTTTGAAATATCTTGTGATACTGCGAGTTGAGAAACCCCAGACCGGATCATAATCCAGTTTTGCCATGTAGGGGTGATTCGTGTGGATCATATCTCTGCCCTTCTGGATACCCCAGCACTTAATCGCGGCAGACTCACTGTTCTTATCGATTGCCTCAACGAGCCACCAATCCTTACCATGCTTGGTCTTCTTTGGGATAACTTTCCTGGGTATGAACCACACTACGCCCAGTCCTTCATCGAATTCGCTGATGGGCGGAACAGCAACCTCTTCCAGTCGGCGCTCCACTTCCTTGGTCATGACCAGATCGAAAGGAAAGAGACCGGTGAGATCAATAAGATTCTCTAGTTTTTCCTCGGCAGTAAAATCTCCTTCTGGAGCGAATTTCTCGATGTTCTCCTTAAGGTTCTTTTCCTTCCTGGGTCTGTCGCTTGCAATTGCCATCCAAAAGTGTTTCAGACCTGTGAACCTTTCATCCACCAATGCATTCATTGCCTGTGATCGAACAAGGGCATCAATGCTCTTCTTGTTTACTTTCGAGTATGACATACGCTCATTGAAGAGGAAATCCTCAACCGTCTTGAATGGGCGGTGCTCAACGATCTCTTTAATTGCNGCATCCCCTAGACCCTTGACACTGGATAGTGGTTGAATCAACGTCTTTCCATCTTCGCTTATCTCCCATGTAAATCCGCTCGTGTTTATATCGAGTTTCCTAATTCCGAAACCCATGCTTCGGGCAATGTTAATTGCTTTCTCTTTACGTGCTTCCGGTTCTTTGTCTAGGAATGCTGCCATCCATTCAGATGGGTAATAGTTTAACAACCACGCACATTGAAACGAGAGAATACTGTAACTCAAGGCATGGGACTTATTGAAACCGTACCCGGAAAAGTATTCGAAATTATCCCACAACTTCTGTGCTTTATCAGCATGGATATCCTTCTCAAGGCATCCAGTGATGAACTTGTCGTGGATCTTCGTCTTTAATTTGTCTTTCTGGGAACCCTTCTTTGTGAGGATCTTGCGAAGCATATTCCCTTCGTCCAGACTGAGGTCTTTGCCCAAGCGGTGGGCAAGCAATGCAATCTGTTCTTGAAAGATCATAAACCCGTAAGTCTCTTTCGTAATCTCTTTCACAATCTTGTGTTCGTATTTGATATTATCCGGACTCTTTTTCGCTGAGATGTAATTCTTGTCAACCTTGGCAGACAAGGGTCCAGGGCGATAGATGCTTGTAATCGCAGACAGGTCAACAATGTTCTTCGGCTTTACCTGCTTGCAGAATCTCTGGGCGCCTCCTTCTGTGAATTGGAATATGCCTGCCCAGCGACCCTTCTGGAAGACCCCTTTATACACCTTCTGATCATCCAGGTCAATCACGTTCGGATGGAGATTCTTTTCGTAAAAATCTTTCACATCACTGAAGGATGGATCTGGATTGTTGTGGTGCCTCTTGAGGATGTGCGTGATTGCCGATTCCATCATGCGCAAAGATGCTAGACCCAGGATATCAAACTTAATAAACCCCATGGGTTCTAGGTGGCGGACATTCTGACCCTCACTCCATGGAGTCTGCTTGACGCCTCCGCTGTTAATGATGGGCATATGCCTGTCTAAGTTATCGCCAACAACGACGCCGCCGGCATGGCGCGAACAACTGCGGATTTGACCATAGAGTGCATCAATGTCTGTGGCGGCCGTCGGGTATTTGCGGAAGAAATCCTGCAAAGTCGGACTGTGCTCCTTTACTTCCTCGAAAGTAGGGATATACATGCCAGCAGACATGCCCTTCGCCTTCTTGGCAAGCGGTGTGGCCTCTTTCATCATTACGCTGGTTACAATGTTCACCTCTTTAAACGGGATCCCTTGCATCTTACTAATGTCTTTAATAAGGGACTTAAGTTGGAGGGTGTTCCAGTTGGAAATCGGCACAACTTTATCCTCACCCCACTCTTCGATTAGAACCTCTTTGAGAACCATGGGATCCGAAACGTCATAATCTATATCAGGGAAACCTGCGTCTTTCTGGTTTCTCGTCATGAACCGCTCGAACAGCAAGTCATACTTAAGAGGATCTACCTGCGTGATCCCCAGGACATACGCCACCAAGGAACCGGCGGCACTGCCGCGAGCAGGACCGACCAACTGGCGGGAAGAGGCGATATCAGCAATAGCTTTCATCGTCAGAAAGTATTGTGAAAAATCATTAATATTAATGACCTCCAACTCCTCAGTCAACCTCTCTACATAAACAGACCTCTTATTGAGACCGGCGGATTTAAGTCCCGCAGTGGCACACTCCACAAGCGCATCGGCCGGGGTCTTGCCCTCGGGTACCACGAAACTTGGTAATCGTACCGTATTATCTGGTAGAAACCTGGATATTCTGACATGGGCAATGTTATGTGTTTCGGCGATAGAGTCGCGTACCAGATTATCATCGTATTCATATCCGCAATCCTTTGAGTAGGACTTATAAGACTCCCACATCTCATCCCCGTTTTTGGGGTAAAGTTGGTATGCCATCCCATCAATATCTTCTGGGAGTTCTGAGTTTTCAGTCCCTTTTCCAATCCAACCTAATTGTTTGTAAACTTCTCTTTGCTTCCAGGATTGGGGGTTCGGGTAGTGACTGTCGGCCGTGCTGATCATCTTCAGATCGAACTCTTTTGCTATCTCAATAATGTGCTTGTTGAGTTGATGCTGCTCGTCGATCCTGTTCCATTGCAATTCCGCATACCATCTGTCTCCGAAGATATCAACCATCTTCGATGTGGTCGTGCGCATGGCGTCCCTCACTGCGTCAGGACCGCTGTCACGGTTCTCCCAGAAGTCGCCTGCATAGACGCCGCCGAGACATGCGGATGCTGCTATGACCCCACTGTTGTGCTCCTGGAGCATATCATAATCTATCCTAGGGAATCGATAATAATTCCCCTCGCGGTAACTCTTGCTGATCAGGGTAAAGATATTATTCAAACCTTCCTGGTTCTGTGCCAGGAGGATCAAATGGCGCCGCTTATTCAAGATGCTCTTTATTGCTTTCTTGGTTTCCTGCTCATCTTCGACTGTGGCACCAGAGACATCATCATCCAACTTTGCTGACTTCTTCTTGCTCGCTGCCTTCTCTTCTTTGATGCGCTCGTACTCTGAGCGCCACTCTTTAATCGAGGGAATGAAGTATGCTTCGACTCCAAAAATGGGTTTAAAATCTTTGCCATCTTGCTCCATCTTCTTGGCATGTAGCACCTGGTATGCCAAACCATTCATGTTCCCATGATCGGTGAGTGCCAAAGCATCCATGCCATTTTCGTAAGCAAAATCCATGTGTGCTTGTGGGTAACCTAGTCCGTCAAAGACGCTAGCAACAGAGTGGGCATGGAGGCCGACGAAAGGGATGGAGGAGACTTTTCTTTGCATAGATGATCCGTTCGTTAGAGTTCAGGCAATATAATAGCAGGTCTTAACAGACATGTCAAGACATTTGTTGTGTTTTTGTAAGTGCTTGATTTTGCTTAGGTAATCGTCAACTCATCCCAGTTGACGGAAGACCACATCTGGGCGGCCGGACTCATAAGCACCAATTTTGGCCTTCAGATCATCTGGTATTTCTTCAATAGATTTATATTTCTTCAGTTCATCGGCATATATGCTCGTTCTTGGATCAAAAATATTGACTGCCTCGTATTTCCAGTCGGAGGGAGCATACTGATCGTTCCATGCCCATGCGTCTGCAACTTTACCAAAACCACTCTTCTTGTAAAAACCGGTTAAGAAACCGTCAAAGTGATCTAGTTTCTGACCACCATTGCGAATTGCTGCATCCATCATTTCACGACCGATGCCGCCGATGCCGGAATTGTTGTGGACGCTAACAATATCCCCGTCTTCTTTGATAGCAAAACCGAGATTGTGTTCCTTCAGTTTGAACAATCTCATGCTTGCCAAATCTTTTTGGGAGTAGGACGTGAGGAAGCCGCCCCTCTTGCCCGAGTTGAGAGAATCCATGAATCCCTGTGGGTTTTGTTCTTCCCATTCGTCTGCCCTTATCATGCCCAATACAGAATCGTTATCACCGTCTTCACCAATCGCAAAGACGTTTGCCATCATCTCTTGCTCGGCAGCCATTCTTAGGTAGTCATCCGGCGAACCATTGCCTGGTTCCTGCAATGGCATCTCTTCTTTCTCCACAAGAGACTCCGCCAATACGTTCTGTGTGGCCAGTCTCTTATAGTGAGTTCTCCATTTATCCATTATCTGCTTCATCGTATAACTCCTTAATGAACTTGTCGGCCTCGTCCTTCGTTGGGAAACTGGCCAGTGTTAAGATTGTTGGGTTGTATTTGAACAGTGCCCTGGCAATATAGCATTCGCTATCAAACTTTGGATCGGAGTATTTCTCCGACCACAGAGCAGCAATCTCAGAATCTAAAAGGTAACAACCATCGTGCAATTTTTTCACTCTATAACTCCTATAAGTAGAATTAAATATCTTTTATGTTATCTTTGCCAAACGGATTAAGTTCGTGATACTTTAAGATCATCTTTGGTTTCACCACATATTTTGCATAATCGCTGCCCATATACTTGGCGTAACCTTCCCAGTTATCTATATTGAAGTATCTCTCGGTCTCCATTACCGTCTGACCATCTAAATTTATATCTCCGAACACCTTCTCAATTGGAAAGTGCCTTGCACTATACCTCTCTTCCTTTGGGAGTAAATCCCCTTTTACTGTCTTTTCTTTTTCATCGAAATAGGCACCAGGAGCATACACTCCCGTTCCCCCTCTTATGATCCTTCGAAAGGTTTTCCAGTCTTCAGCATCAAAAGTAAAAGAGAGGTACTCGCCATCTTTCACCGTCTTTCCCTGGTGGGATATGTAAAATTTCTTCTTGTGGTTGGAAATGGCCTTGCGATGCTTTCTCAAGCTTCTTACACTGTGGACGCCATATGGGAACGAGACATAGTATCTGTCAGGCACCACCCACTTGCTTATGATCTTTGAAATAGAGAATGCGCGCATTGATCCGTAAATGATGCTCCATGCCAAACAGTCACGCTTGTCCCGATCCTTCGGGTGAATGGGGACGTAGAAGATTGGAATAGTCTTCTCTTGTTCCGAACCAAATGCATACCCATATTTATTCCTCGCTGATGCTGTCCAAACTGGATCAATTATCCAATCCCCAATTCTATGCCTGATCAGAGACTGCATCTCCTTGTGGCAAACAATCCATATGCTCTCGCATCCTGCCATGGCACATTCATAGACACTTCGCTCTACGGCCAAGTAATCGTTGCCGACTGGCATGAGAGAATCGTGCCATGGGAAGTTGTAGTCCAGCGGTTGTGATGCAACTGGAATAACTCCTGCCAAGGTAAAGTATGTTGTATCATGGATTGGTTTAATCTTTTCCATGCAAATATCTTTTCAAGAGAGTGACATACTTCCCTTTTGGACCACCATTATCAAGTTGCTCCAAGAGTTCGTCTTCATTGTGGGGTTCTACTGGCATATCAAATATCTCACGGTGAACTGTCTCCAATTTTATGGAGAGTCTCTTTGACTGTCCGGTCTTTCGATCAACACCGTTCTTCTTTCCTTGGATGCCAGCATTCTTCATTGCGCCTAGAACCTTAAACTTTGCATAGATATCCGAATACTCCATCTCAGACAATTGTGCCTTGGTTAGATATGAAACAGCAAGGATATCTTTCTTCTTTCTCGGATTTCCGTCGGAACGTGTTGACGGATAAAAATAAATTTCCTCAACAAAAGATTCTGGGTGGGTAAGAAATTCGACATCGTGAGGAGAACTTTGACGGTCATCAATCCAATCTAGGACTTTGAATCTCTTATCCTTCTCTAGGGTACCTTCCCAACCCTCCACATTCTTGTCATCGAAAACAACTAAGTCCGAGTAACGAAAGGCAGAATAAGTGGGCCCGCCGGGGAAGACTTTGAGTAAACCGGGTTCTTCAATACGAATACTTTCGGCAGCGGATGACGTTGGCAGCAAACCAGCAAGAGACATCTGAAAAGAGATCTCTCTCCAAATCTGACTTTTGCTCCTACCTTGTTTATCCTTCTCGAAAAAAAGAGGGATCCTTGGCATCGTATATACTACTGGAACATTATTACAATATCCATATAGAAGAGATGCCAAGGATCCACCAATTATTATTCTTTCATACTCATATGTGTGCTTCTTCATGCATTCTTGGGAGCTGCTCCGTAGAGGACTACATAGTTCTCAGGAACAAGATGAAACTCTTCGCCACGAAGGCGCATGGGTCTAACCATGGTTTCATCTACAACAACCTCGCAACCCACTCCGAATACCGGAGCGCAGTCCAAAGACCGATCAACAACCCGATAAGTGCCAAATACTTCAGCAATCTTGTAATCATCGGGCAAAAGGATATCTGTTTTTGAAATCTTCTCATTGGTTGGTACTTTCTGTAAAAGCAGATGCCGGTTAAAAGGTTTGTAGTTCGCTGTGGTCACTCACACACCTGTGTTCTCTCATAGAGGTCAAAGAAATCTCTCATCTGCTCAAGATCTACTTCGCTCTTCATCAAGCGAAACGCTTTTACTGCCGCAGAGATCTCTTCCTTGGAGAGCCAACCGTTCTCCACATAGTTCTGCTTTAGATCTCGCTTCTGTTCTTTATATGGTTCCATTTCTTTCTCTAGTGCTGCAAGAGATTTGATATAATCAACAATCTTCTCTTCTTTTTTCGCACTGTCTTCGACAACCCTCAAGTTACTTTTCGCCATTTTTTGCTCCTTTGTGAAGGGTGAGATACGATCATAGCATACTGATATCATCGTGTCAAGTCCTTTTTCACCTTATTTCACATGCGCCGCCGGCACATGCCAATTCTCCTTGTAAATCAGTATTGTCTTCTGTTTCGCGGATTCGACTCAGGTCAACACGATTCAAATGAGACATCATCTCATAGTAAGTTTCTTCGCTGCACTCTTCAAACGGTGCCTGTACATAAGAACCGCCATCGTAAGGGAGCACTGAGATTCCATTGTAGTGTCCTCTGTTCTCCCACATCCAGTGACCAACCTCAGACCACTCTCCTTGCTTCACCGATATGGTAGCAGAAATGTTGTGCGTGTTCTGACCGGTTCGATGACCAGGTTTAATCCAGTTCTTAGAAAACCACTTGATTCTCTCCAACAGATCTAGTGATGTCTCGCCCTCACGTATTGTAGCATGCGCAGGGGACTTTTGTGGAACAGAGATTACTGCTGTGTCGTGCGGGCGGAAGTATTCATCCTCCACCAACTCTGGGTGGTTCTTTGTCAAATACTTGTAGATCGCCTCATCCTTTCCTACTCTGACTCTGCGAATGTAATATTTGCTGTGCCACGCATGAATGCCGGAAGAGCACCCCAATGCTAGAGAGGTTGTTCCAGCGGGTTTCACTGTCGTGATACGGGCCGCAGGGTTGATGCCAATCTTTTTCGCAATATCCTTATTCTTTTCTTTTGCTGACCTGGCGGCTTTCTTTAAATCCAAATCGCGCATGCGATTGGAAGCAATGCCCGTAAGACTTACGCCTAATAGGGCTTCTCGCTTCGTGGTTCGCTGCCAGATGGGGCGGAGATAATGGAAGTCTGTATATCCTGCCTGCAAAGTCCCAATAAGAGTGGCGGCACCTATGCGGTCCTCCAAGTCTTGTTGCCCTTCTATTGTTGAAGCATTAACCTCACACAAATTACAGAACTGGAATGGTCGCAGGGCAATCTCGCAGCACGGATTAGTGCCATAATCTTTATCATTGGAAAAATAGATGCCGGGTTCTCCAGAGTTGCTCAACTGGATCTTTTCCCACAATTGAAAGAAGAAGTCTTCATCAACCTTGTGTCGCAACAAAACCGCACTATTGTTTGCTCGGCCGCGTTGCGGATTGAGTTCCCACCAGTTCCCGTATTTACACGAGATCATCTCCTCGTCATCCGCAGAAAACAGAGAGATGAGTGCTGCTCGACGGATTCCGCCAGCAAGTACCGCATCGGCAATATGGCAGACAAGATCGTGTACTTCAATAGAAGTCAATTGATCCCCATCCTCCTTGTTATTCAAGATGCTCTTAAGTTGACGAACGCAAATCTTCAATGGTTCAGGACCGGGTGCCTTTCCGCCGCTGGTCACCAACAGTGAACCCTTCGGGCGAATGTCACTAAAGTCAAATTCAACAGTAGAACCACCATGGAAGTAGGACTTCATCAAGATCTTTACAGCATCTGCCCACCCCTCAATGCTATCGCTAATGAGAAATCGCTTGTTGCGGTTCGGGTTTGGTTTGCGGATTTCTGGCAGTTTCTCAATGTGGTGAGTTTGGACACTATACCCGACTCCTGTTCCACCCAAGAGGAGGAATAAGATCTCGCTGAATACTCTCCAGTCGTCAACCGGGGCATACGCACAGTTATACACTCGATTGGGAGAGATCTCAATCGGCTTTCCGCCAAATTGTAGAGATCGCATTGAAGGCAAAACTTTCTTTTCATAAACATACTTATATGCTTGCTCGATATCTTGCTCTAGATCGGGATATTTCTTAAGGTGCATCTCTTTGTTCCTGGTTACCAACTCTTCCCAGGTCTCGCGCCTATCTTTCTCTTCTAAAAACCTTGCATATTTCATATACACCGTAATATCACTCAAAATCTCGCTCGACATCTCCATCTTGCCTTCATCATACATTGCTCTCTCTCCTTCTTGTTAGTTGCTGGTCTGATCTTCTCTTCGCTCTTCTCTCATGAGTCTGTAGACCTTCTTGGGCCCGCTCTCTGCATCATTCGAGGAAAACTCTGATTGTGGGAATACTCGTATCTCCACATTAGCCGGATCCATAAAAATAGGAAACACTATGCCATCGAGTCCATTTCGATTCTTGGCAATATAAATTCTTCCTGTATTATTGGATTTGTCTGCCCCCGTTCTGGATACCGAGAATATGAAGTCTGCCACAAAACACTTTGAGAATGCCTCGCTTATGGATTCCATAGTTATGACCTCGGCATTTATTCCGCTCCTATTAGTCTGGGATGCTGTCCAGACTGGGCACTCGTATTCTTGAGCGATTGCCCTTAATTCTTCATAAATAGTTTCGAGTTCATTCCTTTTCTCCTTGGAGTATGCAATTGGTCTCAAAATATCAGCATAATCAACAACGATCATCCCGATGTCGAAATCTCTACTCTTTAACTTTTCCAAGTGATTTCTGATTGTTTGTGTTGTGGCACTCTTAGTGGGGTATTCCTTCACAAGGAGTCGTCCTGGGATTTCTTTGATTTCCTCGAAAACCTCTTCCTTGTTGGAATAGAGTTGATTAATCGGGATCCCCGTTATACAACTGTCGTATCTGTTGCCGATTATTGTGTCTTGAAGTTCCAAAGTATAATGTACCACTGTAGAACCCTTCTTGATGGCCGACGCACCCAAGTGGGCGAGGACCATGCTTTTTCCCACTCCAGTTGGGGCAATAACAACGCCAAGTTCGCCTCGCCCAAGTCCGCCGCCAAGAGTCTTATCTATCTCATCCCACCCGGTTGATACCGGGTTGCGATGAGTTAACTGATATCTCTTCTCGAAATCCTGCAAAAAATCATAACCAACATCATTTCCGACGCCAAGTTTTAGCGCGTCGTTGATTATCTTGCTAACCTCGTCAAAAGAAGAGTCTTGCATCAACTTCACGCTCTTGAGCATTGCTCCTTGCAGATTCTGCTTTCGGCAGAAGTCGAGCGTCTTGTCTCTGACATATACCTCATCTACGCTATCGGGCGTGGATTTGATTCTGACGTAGAAACTGCGTACTTGTTGGCGCACCACGTCGCTAACCGAGGAATCTTCGCTTTTCAGAATACTCTCAAAAGTAGCGAGGGAAGGGTGCTTTTTGTATTTTTCCTTGTAAGAGAATACTTTCCGAACAAAGTCTTGTAAGTATTTTAATTCAAAGAAATTGATGTCGAGAACTTCGCCCACTTGACTGGCGAAGCTAGAGTCTTCCAGAATTATTCTTGCCAAACTCTCTTGAAAGGGTTTGCCAAAGGANCCAAATGTCGCTTCTTTCTTGTTTTCCATTGATCCGTCCGTATTGGTCAAAAAATTATAGTTTGTGATCGGAGATCATTTTTCTGAAAGAAGCATATAACTCCTCAAGATTGATCTGTGGAAAACCGTCCTCGAACAAGAGTTTGACAACGCCAGTATTATTAAACAATGGTTTATACTCGCCAAATGTGCTCTTTATCTTTCTGGTAGTCTGAGTTGACAGTGCTGGAGAATATAGTTGCATCATCTTGTAGTTGATTTTTACTGTCTCTATGTTTTCGATGATATCGTTATAGAATTTCACTTTGCCGTCTTTATGCTCTTCGCAATACTCTAGAATTTCAGAAATAAGATAACTCTTATCCTCTGCCAAAAATGGCAGACGCTTTGCGACGGTTGCGAGTCCTGCGCGTGGCACACCAGGCAGATTATCTGACTTATCGCCTGCTATAGCACGAGCAGCAGCAAAATTATCTGGATGGATCTGGAATTTCTCAAGGATCGTGTTTCTGCTCACCACCTCGTCCTGGATCGGTCGATAGAGGATCGTTGAATCGCCACAAACTTGAAAAAAGTCCTTGTCGCTAGAGACAATGACCTTCTGCCAGTCAGAAAACACAGGAAGGTTGCTCACATAAGAAATTGTGTCATCGGCTTCTATCTCTGGGAACATGAACTGGACAACGGGTGTCTCATTCAGATATTCCAATACGCGAACTTGCTGCCAGATGCGATTCTCTGATTCCTCATTCTCTGGCATGTTGCGAATGAAGCGATTAAGTCGGACGGGTTTTCTGCCCGCCTTATATCCCTTAACAATACTTCTTCGCTTCTTACTTCCGCCGGCACCATCCCAGACAGTCACTATGAGATCCGGTCTGATAGTGCGGTTCAGTTTCTGCAATCCCTGAAGGAATCCTACGATCCCGCCAATTGGTTGACCATTGCTTGATATCGTGGGATTCACGATATAGTGCCGTATAAAGGCATTGTGGCCATCAATTATCATCATCCTCTTTTTCGCCATCGTTCACTTCCAGTCTTTCCAACTTCTCTTTCAAAACTCTGATTCTTTCGAGCATTTTTACCCGGTCGTCACCCAGAGAGAGGACTTCATCATACAATCTCTCAATTGCACCCAGGGAAATCTCAATTGCCTCTCTGAGGGATTTGAATTCTTCTTCACTCACCTGGGTCTTCTTCTTCATCCGACTCGTAAAAGGTAGATGCATCAACGATTCTTTTATCGAACTTCAATACAACCTCCTCATCGATCAGTTGCATCACTCGGGCACGGAACTTCTCGTCTTTCATTTGTTCTGCCCACTTTGCCGACTGGAACTTCTGCGAGGTGCCATCTTCGAACTTAAGCGTCCACCAGGCACCAGCACTACTGATATGCTCGGAAGATTGGATTGCCTCGAAAAGACTCTCATCGTCGCGGACGCCTATATCATCGCCCCACATAATTTTGAAGTTGCAAGTGCGGCCGGAAGTGCCAAAGCGGGATTTCTCCAAACGTGCCTTCACCTCATTGCCGATCCGATAATTCTTCTGATCCAGAATATAACTGCTCTTGCCGCGTCGTCCAGTTAACCAAATACGGAGACTGTAGGCATATGCCATTGACTTGCCGCCTGGACAGACATACTTCTCGCTGTCTGTGGCATATTTTGGGTTTGTTACCTGCAAGTTTGTTTTCAGTTGATTCAATACCAATAATGTGGACTGAGAATTCGCGAGGGATACGACCAATTTTGACATTCCCTTGGCCAAAACTCTGGCTTTTACCGCAACGGACTCGTTGGGATTAAAAGTTCCCTCAACGTCGCTTACTGCTGGCGTTAGCGCAAGAGAGTCCCATACAAATAGAAACTTATCGTCACTAGAGTTGAGGAGCGTCTCTATCGTCTCTAGGACGAATTCAACAGACGTTGCTTGTACATAACCGATCTGAGAAATATCAACGCCGCTGCGTGTCAGAAACTTTGGATCAATGGCAGATTCAGAATCGAAATAAAAGACCTGTAGTCCCATCTTCTGGGCATTGGCACATGTCTGTGCTGCCATGTAACTTTTACCGCTCGCTTCCATTCCGGCAATCTCAGTCAATTTGCCCACTGGAATGCCTGCCATCTTGCCTCGGCATATGATTCCGTTTAACCACGTTGAACCAGTCGGGATCCACTCTTTCACCTCAGTAGGGTTCTCAGAAGTCAGATCGTGTGCCACTGGCATGCCGGCTTTCTTGTTGATGAGTGCTCGCATCTCGTCGATGCTCAAACTTCCTTGTTTGGGTTTGATTCTCGCCATAGGGATTTCCTCGTAAAGTATAAAAAAAATGAGGCACCTGGTAACCCTGTGCCTCCCCGTGGGAAACTAAGCGTTCTAAGCGCCCATCAGTTCATCTAGGGCACTATCTACCCTTCCCGCCCCGGCGGGGGCAGTTGCCGTATACTTCGTCACCTCGCTAGCAAACTCCTCGGGAGAGTCTGAAGCAAGATGTGCATCCAAGTATCCCCGGACATCGGTTGCTGACTTTCGCTCAAAGAGAGTCTCAAAGTCAGGGATGTTGGAGAGGATCTGTTCGCATTGCTCTTCGCTCAGTTTATCGCTGCAAAGAGTGCTAGAACGTCGTTTCGGAGTAATCTTAGTTACTGGAAACTGTCCTCCCGGTGGTTTCCCATAATTGATGTCCAAATCAATCCCGGTTTCAGTATCGGTAATGTCCCCATAGTCCGGATTCAGCACAAGACCTAATAGGGTTTCATAGACCGTCTTCGAGAAACCCCAAAGACGGGCGCCTGATTCCTCTTCTCCCCGAGTCAGCACAGGAGAGAAAAATCGGGACTTAACACCGAGCTGGCGCGCCATTGCTCGACTTTCTTCATCGCCCTCTTGATAAAGACCACGAACAAATGAGCACACCGCACAGTCATCACCATAGTTGTGTTTCGGACAAAGAAAACCATTCTCTTTGCCGACACCATAGTGAAAAGAAAAACTTTTGAAAGGATCTCCATCCTCAGTCGGCACAATCCGAACTGTTTGTAAACCTTCCGATGGTTTCCAGAACTGACTTGCGCCGCCCTGCCCACGGTTTTGTAAGGCAGAATACTTCTCTTTCATCTTCTTCATATCAATAGCCATTCAAGACTCCTTTTTCCGTTGTTAGTATTGTCATATTATAACAGATCACTTTTGCTCTGTCAAGTGTTTTGTTTCGAATTCTTTTTTCTCTTGTCCCTCTAACAGTTTAACGCCGATATCGCCTACGGCCGTCTTCCAATTAAAGGTGCGCAGTCCGCTTTGTTCCAGATCCCACACGAGTTCCTGACCGGGTGGCAAAAGTCTAGGTTTTGCCTTGGAACCTATCTTTGTTTCCAGAAATGTGGTTGGAAGATCCTCCAACTTCACAAAGGTCATAGTTCGAACTTCATCGTTCTTCTTTTTGAAACTTCCATTGAAAATTTTAACCATGTTCTTCTCCTTGGGTTATTTTCGTTTGTGACAGAATATAGATGTAATTTTTTTCGTACTCAGACGGGTAGACACCATATCCGGCCCGCACTGAATCATCTTTCTGTCTCGTCCTGATCTTTATTTTTGACAAAAGATCAACATCCTGTTCTATTTGCTTTTCATTGATAGAGAAATAATACCTCTTTTCCAGAGTATTGTCAAGAGAAAAGAACATCTGGTCGGTATTTTTTTCTATCTCCCCGATTCCTATGGTACATATCCTGCTTAGTTCGTCCTCTGGTGGGAGTGTAGAAATAGCAGGGTTGCTGTTCTCGCAGACCTTGAGCATATGAAATGCTGACGTTATGATCCCGTTCAGCACTTCAAAATATCTTCCGATGGGAATATTACCAACTGTCTTTTGGATCTCGGAATTAGAAACAAGGTATAGTCTCTCGAACAGACCAGATCGCGCATATTGCTGGAAGACGTTAAAAGTTACCCTATCCAACATGCGCGACTCTTTATTGGAGTCCTCCTCGTCTTGCTTAATATACAGAACTTCTGTTTTGTTCTTCTTCAGTGCTTCCAAGATCCTCAAGGATGCTGAAGATACTCTGCTTCCTCCAGCGACGACAAATAACACATCCCCCTGTATCTTCCTCAGTTGGGTTAATACTCTTGCCGGAAACTTGCTTTCATGCTCTTCGATGGTCTCTCTTTTTGGGATTGTGAAGGAGCAGTCCTCCTTCTTGAGTCCTGTGTTTACCTTATACACCTTATATTGAGGATACTGAGAGAATCCCTCAACTATCTTGCACCCTGCCGTGCCAAGACCAATTACGTTAATCATTTATTAATCTCCTTCATGCTTCCGAAATCTTTGCCTGCTTTAACATTGACCATAAAATCTCCAAAATTGTTCCGGGAAAAAATTTCTGCAATTTGCGAAACGAGGGCCGTTTCGTTTTTGTCCAAATCAAGCACAAAACTATCGTGGATGAGAAAAACAATCTTAGACTTCTTTCCCTCCAGAAGTTTCTTAACCTTCAATACTTGCTTAAGCACAAGATCGTTAGTCGTACTCTGTATAATGTAGTTTAAGGCATAGTGCTCTTGCGCCTCTATTTGCCTTCCAAAGGGCGTTATCACCTTTTCGCCATCCCAGTGCTGGTTTAGCACTTTCCTGCGATTGTAGACCCTATCAAGCGTTCTGTCGGTGCAATTAGGGTTGTATAACCAAGAGAAGACGCGCTTCTTCGCTTCTTCACGCGAAATGTTGTCAAATACATTGTGCATATTCCACTCGTGCACGTCCTCTTGTGGTTGTTCCACTCCGGCAAGTGCCAACAGCGTCCTGAGTTCTGCGGCATTATAATCAAACTCCACAAACAAATCATTGTTCGGTTTTAGGATGCCGCGATACGAGTGCTTCAGGTTCAGAATGGGGAAACTGTCCTCAGTAACAGTCAGGCGGCCAGTCTTGGTACCAAACTGATTATACTTGATGGTTTTCCTGGTTGCAACCCTCTTTAGAAGATTTCGAACTGCGACCTGCTGTCGTATTGGGGTAAGCACCGAAAGGTCCATATTCAACACATTCGATTCGATGTCTCCGAACAGTTTCTCCAACTCCAGAGTGAACTCATAAGATTCTGGTCTCTCATACTTCTTATATACCTCTTGCATTATCTCACAATTAACTTGAGAATATTCTCTGAGGAACCAATCGGGTATCATGTCATAAATGCATACGTCTGACAGGCTTATCTTACTGCTCCGAATTACCTTTGCATATGCCTGCTTCTTTTCGCGAAGCGACACCATCTCGTCGTGCAAATGCGGAGGACAGAGTTCTGACAACTTGCGACCATTACAATACAGAGAAAGATACTCAGCACCGTCGATGTGATGGTGGTGCTTGTAATCCCAAGTTATAGACTTTTCTATGTTGCTGGGTAACTCTTCGTGGATGGCACCATCGTAGTAATAACCCAGGCATTCTTTTTTTGAATCAAGGATTGTAAAGAACAACCTATCCTCTCTTTCTCTAAAACCTGAAGTTGCCTCTTCTGTACTTACCCAATGCCTTGTCTTCGCCCCATGGTCGTCTTACTTCTTTGTTGATATATTTGTGGGCGGCAGTGGCGTCTGAGTATTTGATAAACTGGGATGCTTTCTTGAAAACTTTCTTAAATTTATTTTGATCCCAGTCTCGATTTGTTTCCTTTGCTCGAATATAAATGTACAGTTTTGTCCAGAGGTTATCGTTCGGAATCCAATTCGAATTGTATTCCTCCTCCGAAAGAGTAACACGGGTGTAAATCTTTGTCAAGTTGTTTTTCGTGTTTTTTCCAGGGAGGAGAGGAACGCTCACTTTGGGGAACTGGGTGACGAAAACATTATAGAACTCTCTCATGTAAAATTGGAGGTCTGTCATGTCCTTGAAACTCGCCTTCGCATATAATTTGTCTACCATGTTATCATAAGTTATATCGTATGCCGACATCTGAGCAGTCATCCCTTCAGACCCAGGTCTCGCGACCAGTCGCCACGGGGCATTCTTATCCACGTTGAAACCATGGTTGGCTGCTGCCTGTCGATATATTTCAAAGTGATTGTCGTTGTTGTAATTCGCAATTTTCTCAAGATCCTCGCCATGATCACTTTCGGCATCTATTTCTATTACCAAACCTGTGTGTGCTGGAGATGATAAATTGCTAAGTATATATTCGCTCATAGTGAATGGTCGCAAGAGCGTAATCCTATCAATAAGTGCTGTAAATTGATTTACAAAATCCTCAAAATCCATAATCGTCGAGTTTACGTCGGGATTTGCCATGAAAGACAACACGAAGTTATCATAAAAGGATCTCATGTATGTAAAGTAATCTTGCCTTGGGTCGCGCCAACCTCTTTGTGCATTCAGTCCGTTTGAGAGGAAACCTGGACCTACGGCATTGATGGAACCATTGGATAATTTTGCCTGTATATCCAATTTCATCGACACAAACGCATCGGACACAAAGTTTAAAGCATATACTTCTGCATCACCGAGAACTCTCTTTATAAATGCGGAGCCAGATGCCGGATAAATGGCATCCTGGTTTCTATCTATCCTCCCAAATAGGAGATGATCATACCAATAATCTACATTAGCATGGTCAGACAGGCCCGTGGAATAATTTTTTATATATTCTCTTCTTTCGTTGTAAGAAGCACTGGCAGGAAGTTCATTTGATCCAAAACTAAATTCCATTATGACTTATCCTCCTTCTCTAAGGGGGGCTCTCCGTTCACTTCTTTGGCTTCCACTTTTTGAGTCTGTAACTTATTTGCTTGGGCGGCCGCCAGGGCACTGTTGTTCTGTATACAAGTCAGTTCCGACGACAAAGTTCCGGGCGTGATTCTGGTTGACACGCTAATAAGGTTATAAAGACCTCCCAACCCAAGTCTTTTCGTAATTGACTTTGCAGATTGGGCAGCACCTAAACCGACATAGGATGGGCGTAAGTACAGATATTGACCTGGATAAAAACCAGGATTTCCATAAATGGTGACATCAGCATCGTAAGGCATGCTCAAGATATTCACGGCATCCAAATATCCGGACTTTAATTGCTCCTGAAGATTTATCTCCTTCCTTCTGGAAGATGTCTGCCTAAAGTTTATATCTTTAACGATACCTGTTCTGCTTCCGACTGACAAATGGTAGATACCTCGATTTGCATCTTCTTCTTCGTTTTCGCCCACGTTGCCCACGATTGGTATTCTTGAACCATGGACAATAATGTGTTTCACTGGGAGTTCTCTATCTTCGATATTCTCTTTCCCTGCCAAACCACCTAGATTGACCTTTTCAATCGTCTCGCTCCAAGTTTTCGTGTCATCCAAGTCCGTTATGAGTCCATTCGTTCTATTTTCCCACAGTTTGTAACCTTCGCCGTCTATGCGCGTGATGATCATGCCGCCCTTTCTCTCCAACTGCTGCTTTACTTCGGAAGACTTGCGGCCGGCGACGAAAGAGTCCATTGCTGCAACAATCAATTTCTCGACTGCCTTCTTGAGAAACTGGTCAAACGTCAAGACGGTACCGCTGTGCTTAATAACTACGTCTCGCATGAAAGAGTGGTAAAGACTATAGGAAACTGGGAGTTGTGTCAGGTTAATGTTTATAGGTTGGGTTTCACTTATCCATTTCGCTCTGTCCACTTCGTATTCTTTTTCTGGCGGGTACTTCATGTATGTGAAGTTGCCCAAGACGACTTCTGCCAGTTGGGGAAGGTTAGAGTGCTTTCCCGCGACAGTCCAGAGAGCGGTTGCGGGTTTTTGAATCCTTAATTTATTCATGTTTGGACGGTTTTCAAGCGGTACTAGCGCATATGCTGCATAATTCAACAAGTCGCCCAGGAAAAAATAACCAACAGTGTGGTATCCCCACTTATCTTTGGTTGTGTCTAGATACCCTTCATCACTATCTTCTTGTGCCATTGCTGCTTGCGACTTTGAAAGTGCCTCTTTTGCCATGGCCGCGGAGATTACCTGGTCCGGCGCCTTTTTGCTACTAATAGGTTTCCAAATGCCTTTCCTATAATCGTCTTCGTCCACCGTTACACTAAACAGTCTCTTGTTTCTATAGAGGTATTCCATGAACCTACCATAATTACTAATTCTGTTATTCTTTACGGCCTTCTCGATTGAGAGTTCCAATTCACCAATCTTTGTCTGGATTGCCTTCTTTGCTTTTGATTTCTTGTCCTTCGAGTTCTTCTCCCACTTCTCGTACTTTCCCAGCTTCTCTCTAAGACCATCTATTTCCTCCCTCTCCTTTTCGGTTTGACCAAGCGTTAGAATATTTGCATCGATGTCGTCTGCTAGTTGCTCAGAGGCCGCTGTGAATCCTACTGATAATTCGGCACTACCGTCGTTACCAAAGGTGAAATTAGTGGTGATAGGATAGAGAGCCAGTANCATACGAGTGTTTTTTATTGCGTTTTTCAATTTTTGCTTGGTGTCGTCTAGTACGTTCTCCGAGAAGTCATAACCATATTCGACATAGATTTCTGCCTTTCTCTCTTTTATTTGTTTCAGACGGATTCCGTCTGAAACAACCTGGGCTTCGAGTTCATCAAGGATATCGCTGATGGGATCCGATTCCGCGTCGATGAATGGGGCGTCATCGACCAGTTTATCCGATTTATCCGATTTAAAATCGTGGTTGAACAGCAGATCTGACCATCTCAACTCGCCTTCTGGGACTTTACTATCATCCATATCAGCAACCGACCTAAAGAATAAGACCAGATTGCCTTCAAAGTTTCTTGTTGCAGTAAAACTATTTGTCCCGGTCATCTTTATATCAAAACTCTTTAAACCTATTTCTGAATGGCCAGTGGCACCGTTGTACAAATAACCTTCCAGATCCACAGAACTCTTTGCAAACTTAAATTCTCTTATTCTAGGTTTTCCGTCTTTCTTATCTGACTTGAAAAATCTAATGTATGGTACCAGACTGCTGATATCGGCAGAAGATGCTCCCATGAGACTCAGCATGTCTTTTTTCGTCGTAAGTTTATTTACTAAGTTCTCTTCCGTGTGGGCAATACATAGTCTCGGCATTTGATACGCCGCTGGTGCGTTCTTGAGGATATCGTTGCTTAGATTTTGCAAAAGAAAATTCTGATCTGATTGCTGGTCAATCCCCTTCTTTGCTTGCTCTTTCTTTTTGCGCAGGCGGCCTTTCTTCTTCTTCTTCTTCTTCTT